AACTCTGTACCGCTGGAATCAAAAGCCGCCACAGTCTCCCTGGGGACTCTGGCGGCGGGGGGGGAACTTGCGCTAATCGTGCGTGCAATTACTCCGCTCGACTGGCGTATGCTGTAGGCCGCCCGCCGCCGCTTCCGTTCCGGGGTGAACCCGGTTATTACAGTTTTCTCCACGCTCTTTTTATGTCACTTTTCGCCCCGCTTGAGCGATAGGGTTGGGTCATGGTCTATTCCTCCTCTGCTGGATAAACACGGTCAATTGTGTCGAAAAACGATTGTTTGCCTACTATGTCCAACTTCGCAAACGCGAGTCGGTATTTGGCGCGTAGCCATTCCGGGGCGTGCATCCTGTTACATCGCCCCTCGAAGGCGATGTGCTCGCGCCGGTCAAATATGGATTCCTGCCTGGCCTCCTCTGCTGGAGCAAACACCTCCAGCGTTGCGGGTTGAGGCGTGCCACTGAACAAGGGCAGGTCGTCGGCAGCGGCGCTAAAGGCATTGAGTTGGCGGCTGTGTTTCATGGTCTATTCCTCCTTCGGGGCGATCAACTCGCGGATTTCCTCAAGCGTCTTGGCGGCTTGAGTGTAATTCTTCCCGCCGAATCGCTTGCAGTTTCGGCGCTTGGTTTGCGGGTAGTACGCCTCTACCCATGCAACAGGCCGGGGTGTGAAGTCGGATTTGTACCCGTCACTGGCGCAATCGGTGTACAACCTTACCCTCACGGGCTGATTGTCAATGATGCCGTTCAATTCCTCGCGCATCGTTGCGCCTTTGTAGGGGTGGACTCTGGCGGTCATGGTCTGGCTTCCTTCTGCTTTTTCTGCGAATCACTTCGCCTCAACCTCAATGAATTTGACAATCTCCTCGACTGTCTTGAGGGCCTTCATAATCGCCTTGATCGGGTCTTTGGGGTTGTAGACCTGCACGTATTCCCAAGTATTGCCCGTTGTGTCCTCGCCCTCATAGATTGCCATCAGCACGCAAGCGGCGAAGTCGGCCACGGTCTCTACGTGCGACTTGACTCCCTTCAATCCCTCAATCCGGTTATGGATTGCGTGCGCCAGTTCGTGATAGAACGTCTTGGCGTAATGTGTGCCTAACCTAATCCGGTCTTTGCTTGGCGCATAGTCGCCGTAGCGGTCTGGCGGCAATGGCTGATACGTTACGCTGATACCCAACTTCTCTGCCATTAGCGCGAGGGCGGGCAATTGCTCTGGGCTGTAGTCGGGCGGCGGGGGAAGCGGCTCACCCTCTGTATCAGCCACAGAAAAAACCGGGATGGGGGTAAAGCCGATCACAATCGTCTTGTCCTTGTCTTTCGGGTCTGGTTTGACGCATGGCCCCCAAATGTAAGCGGCCTGACTGCCCTTCTTCACGTTGCGCTTTGCCGCTTCCCATTGCCGGTATCCCCGACAATCCAATTCGGCAGTTTGCATGTAGGCTAGCACGCGGTTGCTGAAACTCCACTTCTCACTTGGCATGTCTGTTGCTTCCGACTTGATCATAACCGCCCGAAATGCCTTTGAGATGTTTCCTGATTTGAATTGCTCTACGATGTGAGTAATTGCCTCTTCCGATTTGGTAGACATGGTGACTCCCTTCTGGTATACTGTGTAAGGCAAGGGTGACTCCCTGCCTTCCTCGTAACGTTCGCGCGTTGCGAGGTTTTTTGTTATGCTGCGCTATGCCTCCTCTGGCACGTACAGCGGCCAATTCAGCCGCGTCTCCTCAATAATCCGATACCCGCCGTTCGCAGTGGCGGCCAACTGGCGCGCTAGTTTGCGCGCTTTCTCCATCGTCTCAGCCGGTATTGCGCTCACCCTCTCGGCGTAGCTGGTCACGATGTAGCCCTCTCCGAGCGGGTGCGGGCTGATCACGATGCGGCTGGATTGCGGCTGGTTGTTCATCCGTATATCCTCACTGAGGCCCCAGTCATGCAATCCCACGCCTTGCCCCGACGCATGTATAGCCCGTCGCGCTTGGCCTTGAAATAATCGGCGTGTCCCGGCTTGTCAAATTGCCAAGCTTTACCGTAGGTTGAAACGATAACCGTCTTCCCGGCCTGGAGCGCGCTCACAATCTCAGCCTGCCCCTTGCGCGCTCTGGCCCATCGCCCGTATCGGTCTGCTATCATCTGGTCGTTGCTCATGACACACACTTTCCTCTCTCTGAGTATGCCAGCATTATCCCAGATTGTGGTTACATAGTCAAGTAGCTCGTATCTCCTATTCCAGCCTCGCCATCTCTGCTGGGTGAACTATCGCCGTCAACCAGTCCGAGAACGACAGGTTGAGCCGCTCTAGCTCCGTGTGTAGCGCGTCCCGCGTTGCCGGTGTGATCCGCCCGGTTGGTATCAAGCAAGTCCTACCCCCCTTGTGCGCTCGGATGATGCGACCTTTCCAATTCCTTTTTGTTTTGATTCGCGGTTTCATAAATCCTTCCAGTACTTCAGCAAGCGCATTTGGGACTTGCTGTTTGCAAAGTGGACAGCCTTCTTGTTATATCTTTGGTTGTGTAACCTACCTTGTAGAAACTGCTTCCTTCTTGTTGAATAATGTAGACCATATAATGAATATACTACTGTATATTCATGCTGTCAAGAGCGTGTTCAATGCCTCGCCGGTGTGATGTGATGTGCCTGGTTGTTCTGCGATTGTCTCTCTCCAATTCGCTCCCCTACTCCTCACCTATAAGCGCCTCTTGCCTTCCCGTGCTATACTATCCGCAATACCTATGGATACTATGTCAAGCGAAGATGTCAGACAAGACACGTACCCTGCACGTATCAAACCGTCTCATGGTTTTGGTGAGCTAACGCCGGTACGAAGTAGCGAGGCAGGCCGGGAGCTGGTGCGCAAGCGTTGGGACAACATGAGTCGCGCTGTTCGCGCCGGTGTCGCTAAAGCTGGCGAGGCCCTGCCTGCTGTCAATGCTCACTCGTCGCTCAAGGTCATCGAGTACCTGTCCGAGGAGCACGCCAAGCACGCCAGTGTACCGGGTGCGCGGGGTGCGGTGTCGTCGTTTGATATGATCCTGCGCCATGGTTGGCCGAGGCCGGAGCGCGAGCAAGGCGTGAGCGATACCGGCGAGGGCCTCACCATTCACATGGACGGCGAGTTGGCGCAGAGACTGCTCGAGCGGCTCGCGGGGGGTAAGGTTGAAAGTTCTGCGGATACGCCTTGAATTAGGGCATATTATCAGGTTCGTATAATTACACTTATACACACCACATCTGACATGACGCCAATCGAATTGCTCACGCTGTGCGTGTACGCGGTGCTGGTCTACTGGCTTGATGTCATCGCCGATGCCGTTCACTCACTGCTACCCTGACCCGACTATGACCACTGCCTCTACTCTCCCACTCTCTCCCTCTCTGTTCTCTCTGCCGCCCCTGGATGGTCTGGTCTGGTTTGTCTTGAACGCTACTAACATCATCACTACCACTACCGATAACACACCCACACACCCCCACCACCACAAACACAACAACGACCTCCACCGCCCTGACCCCACCCACAAAATTTTCGTCAGTTTCACCTGACGCTTACAGATTTTCACAGAGGAGATGAGGCAATGGTAAAGAAGAAGGCAAATTGGATCAGGGGGGCAATCAAGAGGCCTGGTGCGCTGAGGAAAGCGCTGGGGGCCAAGAAGGGGAAGCCGATACCGGCGGGGAAGTTGAGGGGCGCGGCCAAGAAGGGGGGGAAGGTAGGGGCAAGGGCGAGGCTGGCGCTGACGTTGAAGAAGATGGCGAGGAAGAGGAAGCGTGGGAGAGATAAGAAGTAATGGCAAAGAAGAAGGTGAAGCAGTCAGCAGTTGAGGAGGAGGCAACACCGTCTCGCGTGGTAGACCTGAACGCAATGAATGACGAGGAGTTGGATGCGTTCATTGATTCTGCCCCGCCTGAGTTCGTGGTCGAGTTTCGGGAGGCGCTGTTAGCCGCCAGTGCCAGGGATGCCAACAACGCCAAAGCCGTATGTGACTTTGGGGAGTTAGTCTTCGGCAAAGTAGCGGCCAAGCACCACCGGGAATGGTTGGAGGAGGAGACGCAGAGCAACCGGGTGTGCATTCAGGCTCCGCCGTCATCGGCCAAGACTACCTGGATTACTATTATCAAGACGGCCTGGTTCATCGGCAAGCATCCTGAGAAGTCGAACGCGATCTGCTCTGCGGCAGACGATGCCGCAGAGGACATGGCGAAAGCCATAGCTGACACTATCGAACTCAATCCGAACTGGAAGAAGGTGTTTCCTCACATCATTCCCCATCCGGCAAAGGGCTGGAGTGCAAACGGTTATCACGTCCGGGACGCCCGCTACACCGTCGAGGAGTGGGAGAAGGTGATCGGGGGCGATAAGAACCCGACCTTTCTGGGCGGGGGTGTGGGGAGCAAGCGTTTCAACGGTCTGCGTGTGACAGGCCGGTTCGTCATGGACGACGGCCACGACCGCAAGAGCAAGACCAGCGACGCCGATTGCAAGGGAGTGGTTGACTTTCTCAAGGACACGGCAGAACCGAGAGTCGAGGGCGGCTCACTGACCATCATCCAGACCCGCTGGAATCCTAAAGATGTCGTCAACCACTGTGAGACTCTGAAACGGGATGACGGCACGAGCATCTACAAGGTCTTCAAACATCCGGCGCTGACTGAGGCGGGCGAGAGCTATTGGGAAGAGGTCAGACCTCTCAAGGAATTGGAAGATACTCGTCTTATCGTGGGTGAGATTGACTTTCAACTCATCTACTTGGGCAACGACACGGCCACGCAAGGCCAAATCCTCAAAGCCGAAGCCCTGCGCTGGTATCCCTATTTGCAAATCAAGTCTGAGTGGGAGCGATACTTCGGCGTAGACTTCGCCATGAAACTACAGGAATTATCCGCCGCCGACGAAGCCAAGCACAGCCGCTTTGCAGTGGCAATTCTGGCTTACAACGGACGGCATCTGGTGTTAGAGGATGGCTACGTAGGTGTCATCTATGCCGGTGAAGCCGAGGAGACATTCTTTTCACTGGCTGACCTGCATCGCCCCGTTCGATGCGGTATTGAAGTCAATGCCCAGAATCGCCGCTTCTACAACGACCTGACGGCGAGGAAGATCACCTCGGGCCGAGCCTGGCTCAACCTGATGAAAGTGGACACGACCCAAAACATGGGCGCGAGAATGGCGGAGATGGAGCCTGACTTCCGCTTGGGTACGATCATGGTCTCCGATAGCGGCTTGCCATTCCTTGACGAGTTCAAAGCGGAGTGGTTGGGCTTCGGCAACAAGGGCGTCCGCAACGACACCCTAAGCGCCGCCCACCTCGCCCGCCACGCCGCCTACAATCTGCTCCCACGTGAGTCACCGGAACAGATACGTAGGCGGCAGAACGCCAAGACGCCGCTCTCAATTGGTCAACAGATTGAAGCGGCCTATGGACTGCGATAACTATGCCCGCCCGTAATCAGAAGCCAACCGATGCCAAGTGGGTGCTCGACCAGCACGAACATTCTTCTGGTCTATTCTCCGACTATCTGGAGAAATGCTACGAGGTCGAGAAGGTCTTCAAGGCCGAGTGGAACATTCCGAAGGACAAGGCGGACAAGGATTACATTTCCTCCCCGGATGTGATCAAGCCAGCCAGGCCTCGTGCTGTCGTAGACAAGTTCCTCACCATGCTGGCTGTCCGCTCCTCAATCTCGATGCGGGTCATGCCCAAGAAGGTAGGCGAGGAAGAGGAACGCAAGTGCAGTCTCATCGAGAACTGGCTACAGGGCTACCAGTGGCAATATCAGCTTGAGACGAAGAAAAGGGTCTGGAGGGATTTCGTCTACTGGTCAATCCTGCGCGGCAGGGGGTGCATCGAGACCCGCTACGACCCGTCCTATCTCAACACTGACTATCTCCCCATCCGTACTCTCGTCCCTGACCCGATGACCGTCTTTCCAGTCTGGGGCGAGAACGGCATTGGCTGGTACACCAAGCAATACTCACGCTACAAGTGGGACATCCTCTCTGAGTTGAGTGAGAAAGAGGCTAACCTGCCTGATCTGTCAGACGTGGACGACAATGATATGGTGAAGGTGGTGGAGTATTGGAATAAGGAATGGTGTGCGCTTCTGGTCAACGAGAAGCTGGTGTGGAACAAAGAGCATAACTACGGTTTCGTCCCGCTCTCTGAGGCGCATATCCGGGCTACGCCGCTTGAGTCCGCCGACTGGTCTGCTCAGTCCGTCCTCTACCCCATCCTTAACACCCTCAAGAATCAGTTCGCATTGGTTTCCAAGATGGCGACTGCCGTGGACGTTGGCTTCTGGCCGAAGGTGCTGTACCAGTCCGTATCCGGTCTGCACATGATTGACACCTCAAGCACTCCGCCCGGACTGGTGGATTCTGCCGCCGCCGATGCCAAGCTGACAGTCATCCCCTACCAGCCGAATTATCAAGTCCTCAATGCGCTCATGGCCTGGTTGAGAGGGGACGAACAGGTAGGGGGCATCGTCGACATCGCTTGGGGTAGTGAACCGAACCAACTGGAGTCCGGATTCGCTATCTCCCAAGTCCTGGCCCAAGTCCAGGACAAGATTTGGGATGAGAAGATCGCCATTGAGATGGCCCTCGGTTGGGATGCCTCTCACAAACTGCAACTTATTGAGAAGTACGGCGATGTGGAGGGCAACAACCTGACTGTCCCCATCTCGTCAGAGGCGTATGCTGGCTACCCGAAGGCTACACGCCGTCCTACGCTGTTGGCGATCAAGTCCGCCGACGTCGAAGGCCGCCATCATGTTGAAGTTACCATCACCCCTGACATTCCACAAGAGCGGATGGTCAAGTCGCAACTCGCCGCCGCCTACCGCACGCCGGGAGTGGACGGCCTGCCTCTGCTCGACGACATCACCATTCGGGAGCGAATCATCGAGGACGACCACCCTGACCAGACCGCCCGCCGCATCCTCCATCAGATGTTAGCCTCTAGCTCGAAGGTCGTGCAAGAGACGCTGATGTTAGCGGCTGAGAAAGAGTGGCTGGACGAGAATAAGGAACTGGTGAAGATGGCCGCCAAGCGACAGGAAGAACTGACCAATCCCGACGACGAGGAGACGATCCCCGTCTCTCAGGTGAAGAAGTTGATTGACCTGGCGGTGAAGGATGCGCTATCGGGCGGCGCAGTGCAGGAGGCCATCGCTTTGCAAGACGCAACGGAAGCAGGCGAGATCATGCCCCCTGTGCCTCTCCCGTCTAGCGTAGCTCCCCCTGGCGGCCCAAGCCCACAGACCATGCCCTCCCAGATGGGCATGATGCCTCAGGAAGAGGTAGGCAATCCTGATGAAATCCAGATGATGCAACAGCGGCGGATGCGCCCCCAAAACGGAAGGTGAACCATGCCCCAGAAAAGTAAGCCTCAAGGACAACGTCCACAGCCCAAGATGGGCGGCCCTACCGTAAGGCGCAATCAGCCTGGCCGCCCACAGCCCAGAATACAAGGCCCGTATCGCTCCTCTCCCCGGCCTAATGCACCTCAGTCGCCATTCAATCGGCCTCCTCAGCGCCCGAACTATCCGCCTGGCCCGATGCCGCCAAACCGTCGGCCGCCTCGGCGACCCCAATGGCGGCCCGGTGGACAGCCGAATGGTGGTGGCCCGAAGGTATTCAACATGCCAGCAGCTTACCAGCACCTTCTCCGTGAGCGTTCGATGGGGGCAGGTCGTAGCGTAGGCGGCCCGGCCTTCCCTCAGCCTCCCGGTGGACAACTCCGCACTGTCCCCGGTGGTGTTCCACAGATGCCTCAGCGTCCCTCGATGGGCGCAAGCAGTGGTGCGCCGCAGATGCCGGTTGCGGGTGGTGTGCCTCGACCTCTGCCTGTTCGGCCCCAACCTGTTGCCCCTGACCAATACATGCAACAGTTCACTGATCCGCGTGACATCTACAAGGCGCAATTCGAGAACCGGGCAAGATGGGCGACCGGCTCACTTACTCCTCAAGCTCAACAATACGTGTTTTCCACACCGTTTTACGTCGCTCCCAATCGTATCAGCAGTTACAACCCCGGCACAAACGCGATCTCATTCAACAATGCTTCGCCCTACCTCATGCAACACGAGTACAGTCACGGCTTAGGCTGGAACGCGGGACAGAACCGGTCTTTTCCATCCGGCTTTGACTCTGCCCTTCAGCAATACTATGGCGACGGACGCGATCCGGTAGAGTGGTATGCGTTCATGGCCCAATCGCCATCGTTTATTCCGTCTGAATTACGCCAGTTCTTTCCGCAGTTCAAACCGTCCGTGTACGGCCCATAGGAGATCGCCATGCCACGTCAACCCCCACCCGGCTGGCAATTGCCGCCGTCCTTCAATCGGCCTCCTCGTGGCCCGAAGGCGTTCTATACGCCCCGACCGTATCGGCAACCTCCGCCAATGCGCCAACCGCCTCAGGGTTGGACTCCTCCACCTCCCTTCAATCTCCAGCAGGGACAGGTGCGATATCGATCTACTCCTCAATACGGATGGGCGTCAGAAGGGTGGGGCAACTTCCAAACCTCTCCGCCCGTCTCTCGCTTCGGCGCATTGCCAATTGCTGGTGGATACGGCGAATGGCTTCAGAGACGGCAGGCTGGCGTCGTTGCCCCTGGTCAGTTCGGAGTGAGTGGCGGCGCGCCCCAAGCGATACACGCCGGTGGTGTGCCTCGACGTATCCCAACTAATCCGATTGACGCCACGAGTTCGGCTGAGGCGAGGTCTGATGCTTACAAGCGAATGCAAGAACATCGGATAGCAATGATGGCCGACCTCTCGCCTTACGGTCGCCAGATTGCTCTCCAGACACCTTTTGAAATGGGAGGACACGGCAGACGTCCGACTGAGGCGGATGCGTATTACTATCCCAACGTGAACCGGATAAGAGCCTGGTCGACAAATCCCGGCCTCCTTCGTCACGAGTATGGACATGCTTTCGGTTGGGCGCAAGACCCTTCGGGTGTTCCGCAAGGTTTTCAGAATGCCGCAGAGAATGATATTGTCTGGGGCGGTTTCAATGGCCCTGCTGCACCGAATTTTCCGGGCATGTTCGGCAATCCCCAACCTCCGGGGGTTTGGGGTGGGCCAGCAGAATTTTATGCTCATCTCAACACTGCTCCTGCATACATCCCGCCCAAATTGCGCCCGTACTTCCCGCAATTTAGCGAACAGACTTTTGCGCCTCGACCTGGTTGGGACTGGAAGTATGTCACTTTTGAGGATGGGAGTCAGGGTTGGACTTATACTCCCATCACAAACCCATAGGAGATCGCCATGCCACGTCAACCCCCACCCGGCTGGCAATTGCCGCCGTCCTTCAATCTCCAGAATGCGCCTTATACGCCAGGGTGGACTCAAGGCGGGGCAGCTTCACCCCCGCCTAACTATCAGTCCTACAGCGGGGGTGCGCCGTCCCCGGCCAGCGGTGTCTACTCCGCCCCGCCCTCGTTCTATAATCCATCTTATGGCAGCTACTCAGCCTACTCTGCCGAACCAGAGCCTGCGCCGGAAAGCGAATCTGATTATTGGGATATGCCGAACCCCGGCGATTGGGCATTTCCGCCTGAGGGTGGGCCGGGGTTTCGCTGGGAGCCAACGACGGGACAATGGCTTCCACCAAACTTTTTCTCCGATCTCAATTGGATGGACTATGACCAACCTTCATCGGGAGATGGTGAAGGGGAGCCTCCGCCCTGGTGGGGACAGACTGCTCCTGCCGTTCCCAAGCCAGTCAAGCCAAAAGCGCCCGGTTTTCTGTCTGTTCCCGGCACATCTCCCTTCCTGGAGTTCTCCGACCAGACTCTTGGCTACGGCTCGCCGGCGTTCCAACAATACCTGCCGCAGTTCCTCCAGAACGAAGGCTTCACTGGTGTCGGCAACATCGGCCAGTACGGAGAGCGAACCTACAAGCGACCCACGCCCTACAGCTTCACCGAGGAAGACTACGGCGCGGTAGCTGACCCAACGCTGAGATCGTGGTTGAGATACTTCCTCGGCGGGGGTGTTCTGCCCGGAGTGTAGGAGTGTAGTAATTGCCTGAGCGTCGCCAGCCTCCTCCCAGGTACAAGCCCAAGATCAAGCCTAAGCCATATACGCGGCAGAGGCCTCAACTACGTGGTCCACGTGTTCCTGCTCCACGTTCTCCTCTCTCTCCCGCTACCCCTGCACCCGGCTCGTCTCCCATCACGCCTCCGGGGGGGAGTGCCCCCCGCTACCCGCGTCAACGGCCACAGCCACAAGCCCCACGCCCCGGCCCTGGTCAGCCACAAGCCCCGCATCAACCCGGCCTCCCGCCCCAACTCTCACCCTGGGCGCGGCTGGCCATGGCCAGACGTGGGCAGATTGCCCTCCCGCAAGCGCAAGGCGGCCCGTCCGAGAGATCACAGGGGCGACCGTCCCGCCCTTCGTCCTTCGACACGCTCAGGACGCTCAGGGCAGGCTTCGGCCCACCTCCGTCCATCCCCGGTGCGATCCTCCCTGCCGTTGCCCAGGCGGTCATCCCACGCATCCCGCGGCCGCCTCAGGCCGTCGTCCAGCAACCCCCACCGCAACCACCCTACCAGTATCAACCTGAGCAACCCAACCGCATCCTGGCTGGCCTCGACCGTCTCAGCGAGATGTTTGGCAACAAGAGGGTTGCACCGGCGATTGAGGAAGCGATTGAACCGGGACTTGAGAACGTGCGTGAACTAACGGCTGAGACGTTGAACCGGATAGGGCGATGGGCGACGGAGGCTCACGAGCGAGTCTACGCCCCGAACTACGAGGAATATCTGCCGCCCGTTGCTGGTGCGACACCCGTCGGCGCAAAACATCCTGCTGGCATTCTCAGCCAACAGCAAGGACAGGTGACGAGCATCGTAGACATTCAGCCTGACGAGAAGAAAGGCATCTTCTCCGGCACGGACTACGTAGTGGTTAGACCTGATGGGCAAGCCGAGTTTGCGCCCCGTACCCGCGTCACTCAGCCTACGGTGCTGAGACGGGCGGGCAGGCTGGCCCAAGAGGGGTTGATGGGCCTTCTGCAAGGCACGTTCGGCGTAGCGGCTGAGGCGGTGGAGCGTACTGTCATTGGGCCGATGGGGCGGCAGGCGCAGATGCCAACCACTCCCATTGAGTTGCCCGTCAGACTTCCAACCGGACAGGGTGGAACGGTGACTTATCAGCCGCCCACTCAGGCCAATGCTCCTCTGACTCCTCTCCCCGAAGCCGCTCAATCCTTCCAGACTGAGACGCTGGAGCAGGCCGCCCTCCGCACCTTCGGCAATACACCAGAGGTAGCCGAGGCTCTGGAGACAACAGATCGCATTGCCTTCACCGGGCCGGAAGCGAGGCTCCGGGCTGTGGCCCGCCTGCTCAACGGCGAGGATGTTGAAGATGTCCTCTATGGCAACGGCGGCTACGTCATGGACACCCTCATGGACTTGGGTTTTGCCGATGATCCACTGAGGGCAATCCAATCCGATCCGCAGACGAATTACTATTACACCCGCCGCAAGGCTGAAGGCGCTGAGGATGACGAGATTGTGCAGGAGGTGGCAACGCAAGGGCTGCCGGGTGAAGCCAATCCCTGGGCGGAGGCGCTTGGGCAAACGGTGTTTGACCCGACTAACTTCATTGGCCTTGGCCTCATGGATGAGGCAGTAGAAGCAACCCGCGTCGCCAACACGAAGAAATGGTTTAGCGGCTCGATGGAGTTGGACACTGCCATCTCACTCGCCCGCAAGGAGTACGAACCGGCGCTCAAACTCGGAAGCCGAACGCTCCCTCTCGACTGGATGCCCCACGTCCGTACTCCCTCTGCCGCCCTCGCCCGCACTGCTACCCTGGCTGCCGATGGCATGAATGCAACCACGATGGTCTTTGCCGAGAATGCGATCAAGCTCACCCCCGAAGCGCGGCAAGCCCACATCCTTACCCAGCTCCAAGCCTACGTTGACCTGGCCGCTCCTGCCCCCAGGTTGGCCGATTTCAGAGGCGCGGCAGAGGCGGCAGAGGAAATTGCCACGCAACTCCTCAAGGTAACACCTGAGCAACAGTTGGCAGAGGCTGCTGCCAAGTGGGAGAGCAAGCGTCGTTTGGCCGAGACTGTTCTCGGAGACGTTCCCGTATCCCGCAGTGGCGCGGGTCAACTCGGAAGCGCCGTCCTGCGCCAACTCGTCACCGACCCGGCGACGGGTAAGATTTCCAAGAAGCTGACTGAAGCCATTACCAGCGGCGAGAGTACGGGCAAGGTGCTGTCCGAGGTGATGAACGGCCTCAACGATGCCACTCTGCAATTGCTTCAACCTGCCCGGCGCGGAGCGAAGACCATTGAGCAATTCGTAGAGCTAGGCGGCAAGGCCCAGGACTTCCCGATATTTGAGCGAGGTCTGGCGGGCGCGGTGGAGCGGTGGACAGTTCACAAGGCGGCGGCTGAGGCGGGCCTCAAGTACGATGTCTCACCCGTCACCCGCGCCATTGCCGGGAGCAACTTCCTTCGCAAGCACGTTGACAATGCGTTGTGGACAACCTTCGCCCGGATGTCTCCGGCTTACACCGTTCGCAATGCGCTCAACAACATCACCACTGCCATTGTAGACAACAAGCTGTCAATGGTGGCGGGTAAGGACATTGACGCCTTTGAACTGCTCCTCGGTTCGCCTTCTGCGGCCAACAGGGGTATCGGGCAGGGGATTCAAGTCGGCGTTGGGCAAGAGGGCTTTTGGAAGGGCGGCTTTGCCGGTGAGTTCAAAGTTGGCGGCGTCCCCATTGGCGCTCAGGCCGTCGAACGCGCCTTCTCCCGCAACATCTGGTACACCGGGGCCAAGCAGTTCCTCGACCGCCAGATGACGCTCGGTAAGGCCATTCCCAATCTCCCGGCTGGTGTCCGGCTCAAGATGGGCGAGGATGCCGCGAGGCAGTTCACTCAGATGGTGGCCCGCAACTACGGCAACCCGGCTGAGGCGATGGAGTGGTTAGGCAAGCGGCTCGGTGGTGAGGCTGAACTGTGGCGAGTGCTGGATGACGAGGACTTCAAGTTGCTCCAGCAACACGATCCAGCCCTTGCCAAGCGCCTGCAAACCCTCGCCCACAAAGCGGCTACCCCTGATGACTTCCGGCGCGGGATGTCAGGTCTGAGAGGTCAGACTGCTACCAAGCTGAACCAGATTGACGAGTCTATCCCGGCGATCATTGACCCGGACGATCCGCAGTGGGTAGGCATTGCCGAGGATGCGAAGCTGGCCGATGCCTCAGGCGTGGAAGTCCCGGTAGACGATTTCAACAAGCGAGTCAGTAAACAGCGTGAGTACGTGGACGCGGCGCGGGGCAACGCCCTGGACGCACTCAAGAGCAAGCAGGGCGCAAGCGCCGAAGACGTATCGCGCTTTGTGGACACCGAGAAGCGAGTAAGCGGCGTTGCAGTGGACACCCGCAAGGCGCATGATGCTCTGCGCGATAAGGTGAAGCGTGATGATGCTCTCATCCACAGCACGGTGAGAAACCCGGCCCAGAGGCAGATACTCCTCGACAACCTCTGGGGTAACTACTTTGCCGAGCGGGATGAACTGTGGACAACCTTCCGCCACAATGCAACCGACGAGTGGGACAAGATGCGGGCGGCGATGACCGGGACGGAATGGCAACCCCGCGTCTACGCTGATACGCCTCGTCCCAAGACGGTCTCGCCGACTGATCCGTATACGCCTACCTCCAACCCGACGCTCAACTCGAAGATACTTCGCGACTACGCAAGGAGCTTTGAAGAGTTCCCTATTTACACCGCGACCAAGATCGGCGCACCCAATGACAAACAACTGCTCAACGCCCTCAACTTCAAGGACTACCGCCTGGCCGCTGGACTGGAAGAGGCCGCTCCGTTCACGGTGCAGGAGCTACGCGCTGGTCTCTCCCCCGAACGCTTAGAGGAAGCCGAGTCGATCCTCTCCACCCGTTGGACAATCAAGCTGGCTGGTGGGCAACTGCCGCCGGCATTGTTGGAGCAACAGGCCGCCGAAGCCGCCTTCCGCGCCTCGCCCGAAGCGGCGCAGGCGCAACTGTCAGCGGTGCGGCAAGCGCAAGAGGCGGGTAATGTGCTGGTGAAAGATTTGCGCCGCCTGTTCAACCCGGACGGGACGGCGAAGGCGTGGGAGGCCAATAACCCTGGCAAGTGGCTGGAACAGGCGGAGGAGTTATTTCGTGGCACAGGTGGAGTAGACATACCGGAAGATGCAGGGCGCGAGTTCTTTGAAGGTCTGGCGCAGAGTCAACTCCGCAACGTGGCGGCAGAGCGGACTGGGCGCGGCGTCGCTGGCCCTGCGCCCAGGATGAAGCAAGACAGACTTGGCGAAGTCCCGCCCCGACAAGGCCCGCCCATCCCACGACTAGGGGAGGAGGTAAGAGGCGTACACGGTGAACTGCCGCTGGCCGCACAAGGGCCAGACGTGCCGCGTTTGGGGGAGGCCGTCTCAGTCCCCAAAGTTCCCACCGTTGGCAATGTTCAACTCGGCCTGCCTAATGTCCACCTCCCCCCCAACGATCAGCACTCGCTTCTGCCCGTTCTTCAACGAGTCGAAAGCAAGGTGCTGAGCAAGTGGGGCCAGACCGCCCCCATCTCTCTCGGCCAATCCGATTGGGCGCTGATGCAGGCTTGGGCGGAGCAGGCCGGGCGGCAGGGGCAGGAAGCCCGGATCATCGCCGGGCAGGTTGGAAGTCAGGCCCGCGACTTCGCTCTCCTCAACTATGCTGACCGACGCAACATTGACCAGTGGCTCTCGGTAGTGTATCCCTATCACTACTGGTACACCCGGACCATGGGCAACTGGGCCAAACGGCTGGCGATGAACCCCGGCGCGATGGCAACCTACGGGCGTTACCGGGAGGCGCTCGACCAGATGCACGCCGCGCTCCCTGACTACTGGAAGCAACAACTCTCTACTGAAGACCTGGGAATACCGCTTGACAACCCGCTGATGTTCAACCTCGAGCAAACAATGTCCCCACTTTACGGGCTGATGGGAGAGGACTACTCCGACGAGAAACGCAGACGAGCACAATTGGCCGGGATAGACAACGCGGGCGGCCTGGTGGAAGACCTCGGCCAGTTCGGGCCGTCGCTGTGGGCACCCATCACCTGGGCGCTGGTAGCCTCCAACGCCAGAAGCGACCCAGAAGCGGCGATGGCCTGGGGCAACAACTACCTCGGCGGCGGCTTCCGCGCTCTGCGAGGTGCTACTGCACTGGCGGGTGAGGCAGGCGTCCCCGGTATCCCCGCTGGCGGCCTCAACCTCGACCCGCAGATGATCCTCACCAATATGGCGGTTGGCAACGGGGCATCTACGCAGAACATGACGCAGTGGGAGCGCAACTCACTGGCAATGCAGTTCCAGCAACTCTACTCCTCCCCGCCTCCGCCCGGCGTCAATCCTCAGGACTGGAAGGCCCAAGTGATGCAGGCCGGGTATACCGAGTCCGGGCCGCTCTTTGACCAGATGTTGCAAAGCCTGATGGTCAAGACTTCGCCCGCCGTCCTCACCAGCTTCGGCCTCGGCCTCGGCTTCAAAGGACGCGGACAGGAGCAGGTGGAGATTGCTAACATCTGGGCTGAACTAGCCTCCATCCGTTCTCACTACGACGATTGGTCGCCGGAGGAGATTGCACTTGCTTACAATGACCTGGAGCAGAGACACCCCGGCTACGACACGCTGGTGTTGCTCAGGGCTTCCGGCGCAGAACGTGATGACCAATGGACGTGGGAGGCAATCTCCCGCGTCGGCATTGGCTACTCAGACGCCTGGAAAGCGGCGGGCGTCTCCCAAGCCGCCTGGGATGAGTTCTACAAGCTGAAGACCACGGCCGCCATGTCTCCCGCTCTGCGCGACGAACTGCTGATGGGCGTCAACGCCGTCAACAGCATTGCCCGCGTGACAACGGTTGAGGAGGCAAGACGGCAGATTGAGGCTCGCAACACCTACAAGCAGATTGAGGCGCAGTTGCAAGGCGAGTTTGAGGCCGATACCTTCGCTCTGCAAGACGAGTATTATCAGGTGCGCGATACGCAAGGGCCTGACGCGGCTGACGAGTTCCTGGCTCAACTCCCGCCCGACTCGCCGTTGTACGAGTTGTGGGATAGACGCACGGAGCTTCTGGCCGCTGACCCGGACGCTTCCCGCTACTACCTTGACCCGGAACGCTACAAGTCCTTCCTCACCTCGCAGTGGTACGACACTCAAGACCCGGAGTTGGTGGAAGCCGCCCGCCTCCGCAAGGAGTACAAGGACAATGGCGACTTCCGGGCGGTGGACGCGGTGGACGCTCGCTATCCGCAACTCAAGCAGTTCTATCGGGAGCGCGATGCCTTCTATGACGCCCTTCCGGGTGAGGTGGCCTCGTGGCTGGATACCCTGCCTGAGGCCGACCAGTTCCAACTGCGAGAGGACATCGCACCTACTACTCAGCTACAGAAGAACCTTGCCGGAGTGAAGGCGAAGGAAGAGGCGATGTTCAACCCGCTGCCTGAGGAACAGCCAACGCCTGGTCAGGGCGGCCTGCGTCAGGAGATTGAAGCCGAAGTTGCGGCGCAGTTGGACATCGAGACCAAGAAGAACGGCTACCTGACTACTGACAACCGTAACGTCTACGAGACGACGCTCTACGAAGCAGTGCTGAGGGAGGCCAATGACGATCCGCAGATGGCCCAGGCGATGTTCGAGGCCACTCACCCCGGTGGCTGGCAGGTCTATGGCGGATTGAACTCCCCTGACGAACTGATTGCCTACGTGGGCAGTGCCAGCACCGGCCAGCTACGCGAGTCACTCCTCACCGACACCACCAACGAGTGGACACGCGCGCTGGCCTATATCCGCACTCTCGACCCGGCCACCATCGCTCAACTCAAGCGTTCCATCCCCGACATCGAAGTGGTAGCTCAACATGCGCAACAGTGGGGCTACGGCCCAAGCGAAGAGGCTAGGGCTGACATCGTGGGGGTCAAGGTGGCGTTCAATCTCGACGGGTCAATGACCATCACCCGCCAGAAGGTGAATGACTACCTCGGTAAGACACCAGCGGAGGAAACAGCATTGGATAACCTGCTGGCCGGGATGCTTGGACTGCCAACGACGCCTGTAATGTCTCAATCAGGTTATCAGCCTGCGCCAGTTCAGACTCAACCGGGATACCAACCAACGCCGGAGTCTTCGCCCACTGGCGGCCCGCTCGACACTTCCGGCGCACAGGCAACTCCCACCCAGACCGCTCCCTCCGGTGGTGGGGCAATGAAGTGGTACGACATGGCCGCGCAGTACGGGCAGGCCAATGGCGTCCCGCCTGAGTTCATCCTGGCTCTCATTCAGACTGAATCAGGCGGCAACCAGTATGCGGTAGGTGATGGCGGCCACTCCGTAGGTCTCTTTCAACTCTACGACAAGGGCGGAGTTGGCACAGGTTACACAGTTGAACAACGGCATGATCCGAAGTTACAATTCGACCTGATGATGCCGCGCATTGCCAGAGCGTATCAACAGGGAGTAGCTCAGGGATTGGCCGGAGTTGAGTTGGCAACCTTCGTCGGCGGCAAGGCCGAGGGAAGCCAGCCGCAGTATCATTTCCGCTATGGGCAGAGCTACCAATCCATCCTGTCGAAGTTGGCGGGTGGTGTGCCAACTCAGGCGGCACAACCTGCGCCTGCGCCTGGGCCAACACCTTCGACAGGGGCACAACCCGTCACCCAAGTTCCCGGCGCGCCTGACTATTCTGCTCTCGGCGAGCTATCCTCCTCTGACATCCAGAAAGCTCTCTTCCGAGTTGGTGAGCGCAAGTGGCCCGGCATCAAGCAGCTCTGGAATACCTTCGTCAACACGACTACCTTTCAAGGCTACGAAGCAGGCCAAGCCTTCTACGAGCAATACCCAGAGTTGTCTGAGTTTGACGACTTCCGAGACGAGGTGATGCAGAGGTTTAGTGAAGCCAAGAAGGGCGTAAAGGATAGTAAAAAGTTCAAGGGCGGTGCGAGTGGTGGAGGTTTTGACTATGGCGAGGCCCATCCTGATCCATCTGACCAATCTTACTGGAACTGGTCAGGGCGTGAACGTATTGATCAGGAAAACCTCCCGCCTGAGTTACTGCAATCCCCTGATGGCCGCTTCGCCGTCGAGGATAAAAAGAATGGGGCGCGTTACTACTTCGACAACCAGTATCAGGCTAGGGCTTTCCTCGCCGGCCTGGAGGGACAGATTGCCCGCGTCTCACCTGACGTTATCAATGCCGCTATCCAGTACGTCAACTTGCGGGGCGATGTTGGCTACGAGCAAAGCGTAGGCGGTAAGCCCGGCTGGATGCCTGATGTACCCGATCTCGGTTCAGAGGCGGCCAATGCCGCTTTGTTGAGGCTGGCCGATGCGATAGATGTCCTTCCCGGCAATCATCAACCAGCGTTCGAGATCGTGACGAGCTATCTCAACTTCATGGCGAAGGATGCCGACTATTTGAACGATGCGCTGGCCGATGCGCCGGAGTCTATCAAGGCTGAACTGCAAGCATTGGGCAAAGCACTGGCGAAGCCGGACAGGAAGCGTAAGAAAGAGGACTTCACCACCGACCGGAACAAATACTACGGCGGGGAAGGGTCGCTTCGCCGAGGCAAGCCGCGTCGAGGCCGGGGCGGCGGGTCTGGTGGACGTAGCAGACGTGGCGGTGGGCAACAACCAGCCGCCACTGGTGAAGGAGCGTACCCCGCTCCCGCCGACGTGGGGGCCTGGACTTCCTTCGTCCAGGCGATGGGTGCCAACCCGCTCATGATCACCCGCCTCTCGGACTACTTCGACTCCGACAACTTCACTCGTCAAGCGATGCTCGCCCGCTACCCCGAACTGGCGGCGCTCATTGCGCGATTGGGAGCGAACCTCACTAACTTGGAAGCCGCCTACTTCGCCTGGGTGGAGGGTAGAAGGCCAGCGGCTTATGGCGGAGGCCGCCGCCGCACTGGTGGCAACCTCCTCCGGGTCTACAAGAAACGAAGTGGAAAGGCTGGACTATGACTCAAACTGTAGTGGCTGCTATCCCTATCGGCGACGTGATAATTGTCGAGGCCCAGTCTATCCGCTGTCAGAAGTGCGATCAAATCCTCGGCGCGATTTCTCGTCGGCAGGGTCGGACTCTGCTGATGATGGGAGGAGCACTTCTCATCATGGCTGAGGGAGAGTGTAACCACTGCGATGAACCTTTCCGCTGGACTGCCTCCAAGCGCGCCCTGGACAGGCTACTACGGCACTATCCGAAGTCTTAGACGAGTTGTGCTAGAATAACCCCAATCGAACAGGTACACGGAGTTTACCGCCCGGCTGAGTCATGCGACTTGGCCGGGCGGATTTGTTTTGAAAGGATACTAATCACGATGGAAACCAAGGTTGAAACTACGAATGCCCAGGGAAACGCGACGGCTACCCCCGTTGAAACTCCCGTCATCGTACCCGCGACCACTCCGAAGGTTGATAAGGTCTACACCGAAGTTGACGTGAAAGCCGCCGAGGAACGCGCCCGGCGAGAGGCACAGTCAAAGGCAGATCAGGAGAAGGCTCGTATCCATCAGAACTACCAGCAACAGCTTCGCAACCGTACCGGCGCGGCCAAGCAAGCCATTGAGCGCGGCGACGACCCGAACCAGTGGGAACAGGGTGTTGCCGTCTGGGAGAAGGCACAGATGTATGACCAGATGGCGCAAGAGCAAGCGCAGTTGGCTGAGTGGCAAGGATTCGTCTCGCGTTCGGCGGCGAACGCTGGACTCGACGCAAGCGATCCGCGCCTGGCAAACATCGCGGACGCCGAAGACCTAGCGGCCAAGATTGCTCGCGCCGTGCGTGAGGACGCCCGCAAGGAACTGGAGGCCGAGCGCCTGGCCGCCGAGAACGCCAGACAAGCGGCCCTGCAAGCGAAGGTGGCCTCGGGCGATCTGACCGTCCTCGGCGGCACTACTGCGGCCACCTCGCTTTCCTCTGCGGTTGACCTGGAGACGATCAACGCCGAACTGGCCGACCTCCTCCGCGAGCCGACGAAGAACAAAGACCGGATTGCCAAACTTCGGGCGAGACGGGACAAACTAAAAGGATAAGGTGAAATATGCCTCAGACTACCAGTAATCTGTCCAACTCTCTCAGGACTCAATACATCGAGACCTATCAGGGCGCGGCAGATTTCGAGAAACTGTACGACCAGTTCGCCACTCCCGCCGGGAAGGATATGGCGATGCTGGAAGAGGGGAGTTCGGTGCAAGTCCCGTTCCTCTCCGATATGACTCCCGGCACAACCGTGATCTCACAGACCACTGATGTTACGCCCCAACAGTTGCGTGATGCAGTCGCAACCATTACTCTCACCTCACGCGGCGAAGCCCTCCAGTGGTCACAGTTGTTGAATATTCAGACCTACACCGACTACGCCGACAAGCGAATCAAGGCTATCGGCAAGAACATGCAGGAGTCGGTGGAGCTTCTGGCGCTGGCGGCGGCTCTGCAAGGCGGTAACGTCTTCCGGGCTGTAGCCCGTGCTTCGCTCGATGCGGGTACGGCTGGACATCGCCTGACCGACCTCATCATCAGCGAACTGGAAAGCCGATTGATGACTCTCAAGTCGCCTCCATTCCTGATGGGCGGTGGAGATCGCAAGTGGGCGATGCTTGGGCATCCAGCAGTGTTCCACGACCTGCGGCAGGCGGCTAACGTCCTCGCCGTTGGGCAGTATCAGCAAGGCCGGATCATTCTCAACTTTGAACTGGGCGAGATTGGTTCGTTCAAGATCGTCCAATCCCCATGGGCAAAAGTTTTCGGCGCGGCTGGCGCGGATAACGGCTCAGTGGCCGCTACCACCATCGCCGCCGCAGTGACCGCAGGTGACAACAATGCTCTGGCGAAGTTCATTGAAGTGGCCTCGGCGACCAACATCACTGCCGGCAAGTGGCTCACCATCGGCACGGAGGAGACAGCCAACACTTTCCAGCCGACCAATGAGCGGGTGCTGGTCTCTGCCGATTACGTCTCTGGCACGCGCATTGACATCATCGGCGAGAGCGCCAATGGCGGCCTGCGCTTTGACCACGCGGTTGGCGCGGCAGTCCGCAATGCCGACTCGGTCTACCCCGTTGTCTTCGGCGGCCCGATGTCCATCGCCAAAGTCTACGCAACTGAAGTCGGCGAGTACGGCGAGTTTGTTGAGCCAAACACTCAGGGCTTGCTCAACCAGTTCACCTCAGTGGGTTGGAAATTCTACGGCGGCTATGGCCGCTGGTCTGAGTCTTATATCCTGCGGGGCGAGTTTGCCTCAGTCCTGGACGCATAGGAGGATACGAATATGCCTAGCTACGGAATTGGCGGGGATGCTGTCCGAACTATTGAAGCCAAGACAGCAGACTACCGCATGACCTATCTCGACCTCGGCAAGATCATCACCAATCGCGGCGCATCGGGCGCAGTGGTGTTGACTCTGCCGCCTACGGCTGACGTTCCCACCGGCTGGTGGGTGGATACGTTCGTCATCGCCGACCAAGACCTGACGATCCAAACTCCGGCAGTGGATACGTTGATCTCGCAGAACGACGCGACGGCGGACTCCATCGCCTCCTCAACCGCCTCGCGACGGATTGGGAACGCAGTCCAGTTCGTCTGGGACGGCACAGGCTGGATGGCTTTCCAACACCTAGCCGTCGACGAGTTGGCGGCGACGGCTCTGGCTGGAGCGAACAACTTCAGCGTGGCGACCTAAGATGTTCAAGGGCAACAAAGGGAAGGGGATGGTCAAGTCCCCTTCCCCTCTTAGGGCAGGCCCTTCGTCCTTCGACACGCTCAGGACGCTCAGGGCAGGTCTTCGCAATCCCCAAGCGTTAGTGGTCACTCTCGACCCGCTCTACGCCGCTAAGTACGCTTCCATCATTTACACCCCTCACGGTTGGATTGGAATCAACCGCAGTAGCGGCGGGGAGGAACTGCTCCCGCGTGAGGCGTTCAAACTGCGCCGGGTGGATGAACTGGTAGGCGATGATTAGGCGGGTCAAGAAGTGGGAGATTGTGAAGGCCACTATCCGCCCGCTGAAAGAGCTAGAGGTAGGCGGGCGGCGTATTCGCTTCAATCGCAACGGGATAGCAGAGACGTTCGACGCCGGCCTAGCCCGTGACATTGAGGCGAAACACGGCTGGAAGAGGACGGGCGACGTGGTGATCAACGAGATTGACTACGAAGACCCTTCCAGGGAACGCGGCCACGTCTATACCTTCACCGTCCCCGATCTTCCCTGGAAGCGCAAAAGGAAAAAGTAATGGATACCAGTCTTTCCCTCATGCAACCGATTGTCACTTCTGTCGCCGGTGCTTACGCTTCCGGCGATGCGGTAGGGACGAAAATCACCTTCGACAATGCGCCCCGTTCAGGAGTGATTCATGCAATCTCGGTGACTGATCTCGACAAGCAATCGTTGGCCCTGGACATCATCTTCTTCCGTAAGAATCCAGCCGCTACTACCTTCACTGACAATACCGCTCTCGACGTAGCCGATGCCGACTTGCTCTACATCATCGGCCACGTGGCGCTGGTGGCCGGTGACTACGCGGCTCTTGTGGATAGCTCATTTGCTACCAAGTACGCTCTCGGCCTGCCGTTCCGGTTGGAAGGGCCGCGCGAAGGACTGGCCTTGTACGCCTGCGCGGTGACTCGTGGTACGCCGACCTATGCGACTGCAAGCGCGCTCCAGCTAACCGTTCACATTCTGCAAGATGAATAATGAAGGGTAGAGGCAGTGTGCTGGTTGGAGTACGGCGGGCGCTCTTGATTGGCCCGGTGGTAGCTGTCGGCGGCGATGTCACTCCGCCGGCGTTCTCCTCAAGTGAAGAGGGCGACGTGACTGACCCGACGCTGAAGGTGGTGTTCTCCGAGGCTGTCAATTCCGACACGAGCGATTATGCGACGGGAGCGACGATCAAGATCAATGCCGTGCCGGTGACTATCTCCTCCGCTACTCGTCAGGCTGACCAATCCATTGTCTACTATGTGATAACTCCATTTGCGGACGCAAACGACGTGATCACCTACGAGTACAGCGACGTGGCCGGAAACATCGAAGACCTGAACAACAATCAGCTAGGCGACATTGCGGCGCAGACGGCGGATAACAACGTCGGGGAGCATTTGCGCTTTGACGAGATCAGCGATGGCGTCCATCTGCTGACACAGTTGACATGAGACTCTTCAAGCTGACTATGGCCGTCTGGTATGAGCCGACTTGGGCCAAGTTCTTCCGCAAGTCCTGGCGCAAGCGCGGCTACTGGCTCGCTCACCAACCGATGCAGTTCACTCTCGGCCCGATCCGGTTGGACGTGAAGCTGGAAGGTAAGCTATGAGTAATGTGACCGTCAAAAACGCGAGCGGCACAACCGTCTCCTTCAAGACCGATGGGGCGGGAAGTGACATTGATCCGCATATCTCGCACCTCGTCGTAGATGCTCCGCTCCCGGCGCTGGTAGCCGGTACGGCGAACATTGGCGACGTAGATGTGCTGACTCTGCCAGCGCTCCCGGCAGGCACAAACAACATTGGAGATGTAGACGTTCTGACTCTCCCGGCTCTCCCGGCTGGCACCAATAACATAGGTGACGTAGACGTTCTGACCATTGCCGCTGGCGACAATAATATCGGCAATGTGGACGTGGTGACCATGCCGAGTATCACCATCGGCACGATGGGCAATCTGACCGAGTCGCTGGTGGACGATGCCGCGTTCACTCCGGCGACAAGCCGTGTTGTGCCAGTGGGCTTCGAGTTTGACGATACCACGCCCGACTCGGTGAACGAGGGTGACATTGGCGCGGCCCGGATGAGCGCCAACCGTAACCTATACACCACACTCAGAGACGCGGCGGGGAACGAGCGGGGAGCGAACGTTTCAGTCGGGAATGCACTGCTGGTGGATGCGAGTGCGACCACTCAGCCCGTCTCCGGCACAGTCAACGCTAACCTTGCGGCGGGGACAAACAACATTGGCGACGTTGATGTTCTGACTCTGCCAGCCCTGCCTGCCGGAACCAATAATATTGGCGACATTGACGTTCTCACCCTTCCCGCACTTCCTGCCGGAACAAACAATATCGGAGATGTGGACGTATTGACCCTCCCGGCCTTGCCAGCTGGCACGAACAACATTGGCGACGTGGATGTTCTGACCATCGCCGCGGGTGACAACAATATTGGTAATGTGGACGTGGTGACGCTTCCGGCACTGGTGGCCGGAACGGCCCTCGTCGGCTCAGTCAACGTTCAACTCGATGCCTCGACCATGCGCGACGGGGCGGGGACGGCGCTGACACCCAAGTTCGCAATCATTGACCATGCAACGAGCGGCAACAATACTTTGGTAGCGGCCGTGGCCTCCAAGAAAATCCGGGTGCTGGCCGGTCTTCTGATAGCGGCTGGCACAGTCATCGTTCGCTTCGAGTCTGGGGCAGATGGGACAGCCCTTACCGGCCAGATGAATCTCGTCGCCAACGTCGGCTTTCAAATCCCGTTCTGTCCAGTCGGCAACTTCGAGACGGCGGCCACTACCCTGCTCAACCTGGAGTTATCAGCGGCAGTGAGTGTAGATGGCTGGATCGTTTACGTGGAGGTATAAATGGCAATTCTAATCGCAGATGAACTAGCCGAACTACGGCGCAGTTGCGCGAGTGAGCGGGCGACGGTGGACTATACCAAGCCGCAGATCAACGCCGCGCTTCAAGCGATTGAAGACTGGTTTGAAGCGAACCGGGCCTCGCTCGGAGCGGCGATTGAAGCGGCGGCGCCAACGAAGTTCAACGCAACCGAGAAGCGGCGGCTGGTAAAGTTCTATCTCCAGCAAAAGTTCACGAGGGGAGGTTGAGATGGCAACCCATCGTATTCCTATTCTCGGCTGGTCTGCTGTTCCTGATGGAAGCGGTAACGTCTTCTTCGAACCTTATGACGTGAAGGCCACTAACGACGTGTGGGACAGGTTGGTATTGACGTTCAATGACACCGCGACCCGCATCGGTATTCATGGCGGATTCACTGTTCCGAAAAACTATGTTGGAAGCGCGAAGTTGGTTGTCGTTTGGACAACAACAGCGATAACCGGGGACGTAGAATGGGACTTTGATTATCGAGCCGTTGGCGGCGATGACACCGAGTCACTCGACCAGACTGGAACTCAAGAGTCAGTCAACCTCAACGACACTGCGCCAAGCGCGGTCAACGAGCGGATGGAAACTGCCATAACTTTGACGGCGGGAAACTTTGCCGTAGACGACGAGGTTGAGTTTACTGCGTTCCGGGACGGCACAGACGCCGGTGATACTATCGCGGCGGCAGTGATGGTCTTCGCTCTGCTATTCGAGTACAGTGACGCCTGATGGCTAGAGATTTCGATAACAACACGGCTAACAATCTGTCCGTAGACGTAGCGGCGGTGGCTGTTGCGCCGCTGACGATGGCCTGCTGGTTCCGCTGTGACCTGAGTAACTCAGTAGACGGGCTGATGTGGGTTGGGGATAAAGATGTAGCCGACCATTTCTGGGTGCTATTTGCTGATGGCGGTGTGGCAGGTGATCCAGTCAGGATGCGGGCAATTGCTGGCGGTACGGCCCAGACTGCCAGCACTTCCACCGGGTTTACGGCAGGTGTCTGGCATCATGCTTGCGGTGTGGAGGCATCAGCCACCAGCCGCTCGGCTTACATTGATGGCGGATCGAAAGCGACGAATACCACCAGCGTTTCTCCGGCTAACGCGGATCGAACTGCCATCGGTCTGTTCAACGACTCAACTCCATCAGGGCCTCATGATGGAAGAATTGCCGAGGCCGGGATTTGGGATGTGGCGCTTACCGACGCCGAAGTGAAAACGTTGGCCGATGGAGTATCTCCGCTTAATGTCAGGCCAGCTAACCTCATTGCTTACTGGCCGCTTCACGGCAATCGCTCGCCAGAGCCGAACTTGGCTGGTGACCCGGCGCTGAATCTGACGATTGCCGGGACGGTAGCGCAAGCCGATCATGCGCCGGTGGCGCCGCCATTTGCTGAATTGGCTGGATGGCCGGGAGCATATACAGCGCCAGCCGCTCCAGGTGGACTCACACCCCGTCTGGCCCTATTAGGAGCAGGTTGATGACGACCGGCACAGACGTAATCAACGCTTGCAACGCAAATCTGCCGAACAACGCGATCTTCAACGCAGTGGAGAAGCTGGCGGCGATCAACATGGCGATCCGGGGCGGCTGGCCGCATATTGTCGAGGTGGGTGTGGACTCGTCGCTAACGATTGCTTCCACCACTTATGAGTACACCCCGACCGAACAGCCTCAGCTAGAGAAGGGTTACGCGATTGCCTACGTGACTATCCCTAGTAATCCTAAGATGAAGCTGACGCGGGTGACGCAGAGACGGGATGGGACGGCCTGGACGATCATTCTGCCGGTTGACATCGTTTCCGGTCTGATCGGTCAAGTTCTGCACCTGCAATACTTCACGACCTACGCGGCGATTACGGGCTTGACTGATACAATCAATATGCCGCTCGACTATCTGGAGAAGTACACGACGTATCGGCTGTGCCTGATTGGGATGGCGCGGGCGAGCGAGTTCGATCGGGAAGTGTACGAGCGGCTGGCAACTGTCTATCAGCCAATGGCTGAGCAAGCGAAGAGGGCGAACGTGACCGAGGGAGTAGAGTTCCTTATCCGCTCGGTGACGGAACACGGTGGGAACCTGTCGTCTGAACCATCAAGCGGGATTGGGGTGTATCTGTGACTGTAGCAGCTACCTTCACCCACCATATCACTCTGGAGTCTGGCGGCACCCGCTACGGTTTCAAGATCAGGCCCGGCAGTTATCGCCGGGAGCGGGCTGATGACTTCGCCCCGCGCATCTCGACTGGCAACGACCCGAAGACGCGGGAAGGGCTGTGGGACTCCTGGGCGCAGAACTCGGCGGCGGAGGGTATTGACCAACTGCTCGTCACCAACGTTAACAAGGTGTACAGAAGCGATGGCCTGGTCTTCCTCAACAAGCCGGAAGCGATCATGCTCGATGCGGCTTGGAATAGCTCTGATGCGGGCAAGGTGGCAACTGCGCCGATGGCGATTGATTTCCTGACGGATACGGTACTGGTGGGGGTAGGGACGAAGGTGAGGAACTACACCGTCTCAACCGGGCTGTGGGCCGACTCGACCACGACGCTTGGGGCGAATGTAGTGTGGCTTCATCGGCACGGCGTGTACGCCTTCGCCGGTGTGGGCAACACGGTGGAGATGTACCGGACAGCAGACGGGTTGACCTGGACTCAGGTGGCGACTACGCCCGCCACCCAACCCGCCTCGTGCCTGACCACCTGGGAGAATACAGTCACGGTCAATCTGGTACTCGGAGTGGACAGCACCATCAAGCTGTCTACCGACTCGGGCGTTACCTGGGGTGCGGCAATCAACGTTGGCAATGCGGCCTCGAACGTCACTGGATTGGGTGTCGCTTTTGGTCTGCTCATCATCGGCAAGGAGGACGGGCTGTACTCCTACGATGGGACGGACGTGGTGACGCTGTTGGAGTTCCCCAACTCAAAGAATGTGAACAACTGCAAGGCACTGGTGTACCACGAGGGCTTCCTCTACACTCATCTCCTCGGGCGTGTAATCAAACTCTCCTACTCCTCAGGCGCAGTGACCAACATGGTAGACATCACTCCCCTCATGGTGGGTGATGAGAACAGGGACTTATATGGACACGGAACGATTGTCTGGATGTGGGCCGGAGTCAACCATCTCTATACCTGTTTCGACGACGGCGAAAGCGTTTACCCGGAGGTGCTGTACTACACTGGCTTGGGTTGGCATCAAGCTTATCGCGGCGCGAGTGGCGATACGATGCGGGCCGGAGGCTATAGCCAACTGGCGGCGAGGACTTTTATCAACGATGGCGCGACTCGTGCCAGACGACATCTAACGATCCGGGATGTGCCATTCCCGGATTACCCCGCTTCGGCGCAGTTCGAGACCAGCGACTTCGACGGCTCGCTCCCGTTCATGCTCAAGGCGTTCCGGGACATCTCGCTCGAATGCCGCAATCTGGACACGGCGACGGGCAGGAAGATCACCGTTGACTACTCCACCAACAAGGGCGTGACTTGGACGGCAATCGGCACAGTCGTCGCCGATGGCAAGACGGAGTTGAGCTTCGACACCTCGGCAAGTGCTGTTGCCTCACAACACGTCAGGCTGAGGTTTACTCTGACGAGAGGAAGCACAACTACCGAGACGCCGGTGCTGGAGCGGTTCGCCGCGTCCTTCCTCAACCGTCCTAACCCTCTCTATATCCATTCAGTAGAAGCCCTCTTCGGGCCTAACCAAGCTTTGCTGGACGGCACAGTTGAACCAGATACGACAGCCAAGAAGATGGACTACGTGAAATCGTTGGAGAATACTGCCATCCCGGTGCGATTTGTGGACGACGTAGGGACTAACTTCCTCGTTCTTATCTCCAAAACTTCAATGGGCCAGCCAAGTCTGCAAGAAGTAGCGAACGACCAGCGAGTTATGCAAATCGTCATGGTAGACGCCGTGACCGGACTGTGGCCGCAGATTATCCAAAACCTGACTATCACCGTTGCCATAGAAGCTACATTGATTACCAAAACTCCGGCTCTCTGGGGAACGTTCGTCTGGGGTCAGGCACAGTGGGAGCCATAGATTATGCCAGTCACCACCGTAGGCTTGACTAATATTCTGACTCTCTGGGCGGCAGACCTGACCCATCTGGGCGTTGGCAGTGGCGCGAACAACCCAGCCCTGTCTGATACGGCTTTGCAGACGGAACTGGATCGCAATGAGATCACCCTGGAGACTCTGACCGGTAATCAATACATCGTCGAGTCCTTCTTCGCCACCGGGGAAGCGAACGGGACGATCCGGGAGATCGGCTTGTTCGATGCGGCGGCGGGCGGCAACATGGACTTCCGGGGTCAGCCCACTTCGCCACAGGTCAAGACGAGTACCAAGCAATTGCGGGTGACGATCACATTCACGTTAGTCAATGGCTAGGACACTTCGCAATCTTCGCAGATGGGGCAAGCACCTCTCGGTCAGAAGCCGTAAGTTCGGGTACGCTTCGGGCGGGTTGCTAGATTCAATTATTCCTGCGCCGGGGATGAACAAGCCGGAGACGTTCATCACCAATGCTCTCGACGAGTTGAAGATTGAGAACATCCCACAGTACAGCATCCTGGGCGGGGACATCCTGGGCGGCGGACGCGCAGACTGGTTGCTCCCCCAATACTTCATAGACTTGGAGTACGCTGGCCCGTTCCATTCCACCAACGAGGGCCGCTACCGGGACTCGTTGCGCAATCAAGGATTCCTCAGCTTGGGCTATCGGGTGGAGACGCTGTACGAGCGGGACTTAGTGCGGGTCAAACCGCGTCTGCTGGAGATCGTCGGCAGGCCGACAGGTTAGCCCGGAGCGAAGTCCTGAGCGACCCTGAGCATCCGTCGAAGGGCGAAGGAGTGTGAGATGCCAACAATTCTCAATGGACAAGTAGCCAGTGCAACAGATATTCTGAGAGGAATGACCTCAAGCGGATTCATCCGCTTTGACGAGCTTATTTCAGACACAAACAAGACGATTGCCGGCGGAGTGCTGTTACCGACGAGCAATATGGTGTTCATCTCCCCGGAGAGTGGAACGAGAGATGATCTCGATACGATTACGGCGACGAGTCCTCTAGTGATAGATGATGGATCACTTATGTTGGCCGGCGTTTTCGGTTCGGCGGACAACGAAATTACTCTCAAGCACAATACGGGTAATATCATCTGTCCTGAGGGGCGGGATATTCTTTTGCACGAGACACCATCCGGGCTAAGAAACTCTCTGGCGATTCTTGTTTACAAAGGCACGAAATGGATCGTCGTGGCCTGCAACACCATGACTCCTGAGCAAACCTTGTTCAATCATATGCATTTCAGCTAAGTTCCCCTGATAGGAGATTTCGATGTCCAGTTTTCCATCCTTCACCGCAACACCGCAAATAGACATTGCCCAAGTCACGACGGCCAATACTGCCAGAGACGGCACAGGAACGATTGTGGCTGTCATCACCGGCGCGGCCTCACCTAACTTCGTCAAGCCGGAGGCGATCGCCGTCAAAGCAATCGCTACCTCGCTCGATGGTGCAGTGCGGTTCTTCATCTCCTCAGATGCAGGTGTGACCTGGCGGCTACTGCACGAGATGGACGTGACGGCAATCACCGTTGGGGCATCTACCAGCGCCTTCGAGGACATCTGGTACTGTCCAGATGATTTGGTGCTGCCTTCGGCGTCGTACAAGATTGGCGCATCCACCGAGAAGACCGAGACGTTCAACCTGATTGCCATGAGCGGCAAGTTCTAGGCATGTCCATCGAAGGAAGGCCGGGATGAATAAGGGACTCAACAGCGGTATCAGCGGGCCGAACAACGGGCCGAGACTGCACGCGACTCGAACGGCGGTTGTCTCGCTGACAACCTCCACCTTCACCGACATCGTGATGGATGGAATCTCGCAAGACAACGGCGGCATGAGTCAACTGGTCAAGAGTACGGGTGACGTTCTAATTACAAAGGACGGAATGTATAAGATCATGACCCAGGCCGGATTTGCCGCGAATGGAACCGGGATACGAATCAGTGGTGTGCTGATCACTTACGCTTCCGGGATTACCGAGCAATTTGCCGACTCTTCCGGCCCGGCCAGCGCGGCGGCAGTGACGGGTGTTCCAGCAAATGGGAGCATCTATCTGCACAAGGGTGATCGAGTTAAGCTAAGGCAGTGGCAGAACAGTGGCGGGGCGTTGAATACATCAGGGAGTTATATCAACGTGTCCTGGATTGGGCCGTAAGCGGTTTTTCGGTCAATGCTCCGCCGCGTAGCCCTCGACGGCTGTTTTTTCTGTTCGCCCTTGCTTGCCGCTGTTTTTGCTGTTATTTGGGGATGTTTGTCGGAAAGAAGGTGGTTCGCCTATTGGGGCGGGGGGGTAATTGCCGCGCCCGATCTCGGCTAACATCCGGGCCGCAGACCAACCCTCAGCGGGTGAGGTGCTGGCCCGTTCAATGCTCACCCTCAGCCAGCCCTTGTCCTCCAGCGGTTCGGCAAATCCGCCCTCGAAGGCAGGCCAGGTCAGGAGTGCGCGGAGACATCCCTGATAGGTGAAATTGTCGCTATTGACGGCGACGTATTCCAGACAGATCGTCCAAAACTCTACCCAGCGGTAGAGGCGCTGGGCGTTCGGGTCAATGACAGTTTCGGCGCTCGAAGATTGCTCTTTCTCTCCGAGCCATAATCCCCGGTACTGCCTGGCCTCGGCCTTCACCCGCTCGGCCTCGGAGAGGTGGGTCATCAGTTCCCGGTAAACGGAGGGCCAGCACAGAATGATGTAAGTCAATGAGGATGCAATCCCCCACGTTGGCAGAGCGAACCAGTAATCTCCCGGCCTCGCAGTAGGATGAAAGGGGGAGTATCCGAGTGCAATCAGGCAAGCGGATAGAAACCCCACAATCAACGATAGCCTAAACATAGCCTACGATTTCTTAATTCTCTTTTCGATCATATCGGCAATGCCACCCATCGCCAGCACGATGCTGACGACGATACCGGCCAGAGCAATAATAATGATCGTCTCTTGCATTGTGAATGGGAACATATCTCCTCCTATTTGAAACTATCGTCCAGCCAGAGTTTTGATGCCTCAAAGCCGTGATAGACAATCACGGCGAATGCAATTTCTCCCTTATCGTAGCGAAAGTTTTGTTCGGCGGCAGCTTTTTCCATCAGCTTTCTAATTTTTCCACTTTCTTCGTTTTCGTAGTGCATCGTAATCTCCTAAAAGTCTATCGTATTCACCGGCCAGATGGTGTTGAGCGGCTTTTCCTCAGAGTTGAATTGCTTGAAATTATCTAATAAAAGAATCAGTTTTTCTATTTTTGAATTTATTTGCAACCGGTAACCTAATGAAGATATTGGCATTCCAGGTTTAGAGTTGTCTCCAAGAACAAAATCGTGGTAATTGAGGCCAGCGTTAGTAAGAATGTCTAGATAGAAAGCCCACGTCATCTTGCCGCTATTTCTAAGATATGGCCCGCCCACGATGAAAAATGTTCCATCGCCTAGCTTCTCCAAACCCCGCGTTTTTACAATCTCAACAAATTCGTCGAAACTACGTATTCCTGCTCGTCTCAAATTTTCTCGCGCTTTTGCCGGCAATGTGCTTTTCATAGTTTGTACTCTACTCGCTCCACCAGCGCCCGCCGCAGTTCGGCCAGCGGCAGGTCGCGCCAGCGGGTCGGCGGGTTGGCGCGGACGAGGCGGATTGTCGAAAGGCCGAGAGCGCGGCGAACGGCGTTACGCTTAGGCTCCTTTCCGGCAATCACTCTCTGTATTGTAGCATGAGAGATTTTCACTCCCGACTTGCTAAATTTTTCGGCAATCACCCGAAGCGTTTTTGTGGCGTTCATGTCCGTTAGCACGTTTATCAATTCCGAGAACTTGTACGCGGCGGGTACAAGGTTTCTGGCGCGATTGGCGGGTAAATTTTTCGAGTTGGCGGATGTCATTTCAACTCCATCTCGCTCTGCTCGGCCCTCTCCCCTCCAGACGGCCACGAATGCGAAACAAACCGACAGCACGAGCATCGTGATGAACACCGCTTCCCAGGCGCGGCGCTGGCGGCGGGTGCGCGAGTTGTTGCGGGCGATGTGATTTTCAATTTTCATTCAGCCCTCTTGTGTAGAAACAAATTAGTGGCCCGGCAAACGACTTTCCCGCCAGAGGCAACATCCGCAATGTAATACCATGTACATTCGACGATTTGAACGACGTATTCCTCTGCCGGTTTTTCAGATTTGCAATCCGGACACTGACAACCAACATAATGAGTATGAGTTATCTGATTTGATTTCTTCATTTTTTTCATTCCTTCTGTTTATCCTCTTTAGACGGGGCGACCATCCATGACAACGCGAGTGGATTGGCCCGGCCCTCTCTAACTTGCGCCTCGTCAATTGTTAGGCCGCCATTACTCCCGCTGTGTGTTGCGCTGATGTCGTCTCCAACATTCAAAACGACGATCTCCAATCCCGTCGAATAGCCGATGATGATCCGCCTCCGGCAGGAGGGGCAACCCCACTCCTCCGCGCCGGATGGATAGGTGCGTTCAAGCGTCATCCGATGGGTATTATTCATTCGTTAATCTCCGGGAGCGGCAGGGCACGCAGTTCTGAAGCCAGGAGCGGCCAGCGGGGATGACAAATCAGATCGGAGATTTCTCTGGCGACTTCGAGCAACTTCAATTCACCATACCGCTTGCCTTCTTTCTTTGATGCGAACCGGACGCCGTCAATGATAACTGGCTCGGCCCTGTACTTTGCTGTCACGCCTTCACTCCTTCCCCAAACAGCGCCAGCGCCTTCTCGATGGCGGCGTGGGCCGCCGACAGGAACGGGCGCGCGGCGGGCGGGACGTTATCGCTATCGGCCAGGTCTTTCAAGCTGTCATCAATGCGCGAGAGTTTATCCGCCCACGTCCGTTTTTGTTTGGGCGGTGTCTCATCGGCATACTCGGCGGCAAACTCCAGCGCCCGCTCCCGGTGTGCCGGTTCAATTTCATTTCCGGGCCGCCATCCGCTTCGCCGCCGCGCTTCGGACAGTTGATGCCAGGTCACATTCTCCGGCAGTTGGTCGTGCATCGTCTGAAAGAATTCCCAGTTCCAGCACATCGCGCTAATGCTCTCGCGCCGCATTCCAATATCGTCAGCAAATGCCGAGAGCGTGCCGAGCGTTTCGCTTTTGCGCGGGCGTCCGCCGATAGGCCGCGACGTTCTGACGAATGACGCCAATTCGCCAAGCGCCCATGACCATTTATCCCGCTCTTCCACAAACATCACGCCCATTGAAATGGCGGCTTCCCAGTCGGACAGGGCCGCTATTTGCGGAGAATAATCGGCAACGGAAACTGTTTTTTCTGGCACAGTATTCATTGTGAAATTAGCTCCGTCTGCAATTGCCATTCGCCAACCAAATAGATTCTACCCGACTCCACCCGGCGCGAGTAGGGCTTGCCGGGCATCTCCGGTTGCCGCTCGATGTAAGTCGTTCCGCCCGGCGCGCCCAACAGTTCTGTCACCGTCTTCCACTCTGACGGGTCGGGCGCAATGTCCACCCGCGAGATTTCCAGGTGACACATGTCGTCACTCGTGACCCTGATATGAATAGACAAACCGCCCCGGAGCGGTTGGGCGAAGGCGCGTCCCCGGTGGGCGCGGGCGTCGGCCAACAGGTCGGTCAGGATTTCTTTGAGGGCTGTTTTCATATCACCTTCTCCCCGCCGCCCCACTCGACGCCAAAATAAACATTGAACACAATCAGCCCGCAGTCGCCAATGTCACCCCGCGTTTGCCGCCAGCGGATGCCGACGATGACCACGCCCGACACGATGACGCCGAGCAGGATACCCCACAGCGGGTAATCGGCATCGGTGACGTTGCCGATGAAAATTTGTGGCTGAAGTTGCTTTATCATTTCGCCGCCTTTCGCTTCGCCAGCCACTCGGCCCGGATGCGGGCGTTCTCGGCGCGCTCCTCGTCCCACTCCTCAATAGTCCGGCCCTCCAAATAATCCACCGGTTCGTTCCTGGATAGTTGCACCGCCCGATACGCCTTGATGCGCCCGGCGATGCTATACGCACTCTGACATTTTTTGCACGGCCCGGCCCACTCTGGGTCTGATTTCATTTTCTCTATCAGCCCTTCAACCGCCTCGATGTCTCCGTCGCATTCTATCAGCACTTGGCGGGCGGCCTGCCGCATCGTGCCTTGCACTCCCGGCCCGGCGGCCAAGTAATTCACTCCCCACAGTTCGCCTATCAAATGCGCTATCCGCCGGTTGGCCTGGGCATTTGCATGATGCTGGCTGTAGAGAGCGCCGGGTGATTCTGTTTCTCCGGGCCGAAGCTCATCCAACGCCTTGCCGTCTTGCTTTCGGCGCGGCCCAAGCCATTTGCTAAGGTCATTGGATTCGCCGGGATAAGGTGGAGAGAGTGGAGCGGTTGTCATGATTATCTCCTAAGCGAATGTTTGTAACAATAAGTGCCGCCGCGCATGGCCCATGACGAACACCTTTTTCCGTCCGACACAAAGGCACATCGTCTGCTATCTCCTTCACTGCCCATCGTCTCTTGTGGCACGCGCCAGTCATAATCTTTGGCTGGCTTGGGCAGGTGAATTATCTCGTCCTCTTCGGGCTGTCCATCCTCATCTATTCCGCGTGCGCCTCGACAATCGGGATAAGTGCCACAGCCCCAGAAAGGTTTCTAGGTCTGATTTTCTTTTGGCCGCCTGAGCGTCATCTTCGCTCCGCATAGCGGGCAGTACGGCTCTGGCTTGGTTCTGATGTTCATCGTGTAACTCGCTTCCTGTTGTAGCCTTCTGCGGGTAAGCTGTAGGCCATACCTCCCCCCCACTTAGGGGGAGAGATAGGGGTTACAGCCTACTGCGGTACAAGGTAGTCTTTACAGGTCACTACACCCGAGGCCGTTGGTTTGTGTCCAACGAACACCCTACAGCCGCCGCTCATGGATAGCTCAAACGCGCCCAGGTCTGTCAATACTTACCGCTCGCTATCCACGCCCGGCCCGAAGGCCGCAGGACGGGGAGTGTTTTGAATCTGGGTCGGCGGATTTCTCGTGCATGGTTAGAGGCCGGTATGTTCGCTTCATTGTTTATCTTACGGCCCGTTTCCATCGTCGGCGCGGGACTTCCGGCATTACCCTGCCCGCTGTTCCGGTCTGCGCCGCGCCGCGTTCGTCGTTGCTATGTAGCCCGCCGGAGGCGCGGCGGCGGGCGTTGGATGAATCAAAACGCGGCTCACCGGCTGTCCTCAGCCGGTGGCCGCGTCAAAATTTGTTACTGCAAACCCTCCAAATAATTCTCGTGCTTTTTCATCATAGGCGCGAGCGGCATCTTTTGGATTATCGAAAGTCCCAATACGAATGTCCCTGTTGGCGAATCCTATTTGAGCAAACCAGTTTTTGTTGTTTTTGCTCCAGAATACTCCCTTATATCCAGAAGTGTTGTTGGTTTGCTTCCCTCTATTGGCTAGGTTCTGACTGTGACTGCATACTCGAAGGTTAAGGCGTCTATTATCTCGTCTGTTACCATTGGCGTGATCTATCTTGTCAGATGTAGATAATGCCCTTCCAGAAATTCTTTCAGCTATAACACGGTGCATTAGTAAAAGGGTTGGATTTGGGAATTTGCCAATCATTCTTTGGGCATATCCAGCATTATGACGATTCCATTTGAATTTACAAAGGTCTGCATCTTCGTCGTCAATAATAGCGGTTGTGTTTTTTGTGAGCGGGATGGTAATCATAAAACAAAAAACCTCTTGAGTCTGTCCGCTTGGCCGCTTGGCTAAAACATTTCCCCGCTGACGTTCGGGTACATGAGTTGGCGAAAGCGGGCAGACTCAAAAGGTCTTTCCGTTTCACGTCAGATAGGGTAGCCAGCCCCGGCCTAAGCCTTTATTTGATTGAGCTAATTGTACTCCAGATGATAGTTCATTGTCAACATGCTCGTATTGTATTGGAATCCGCGCTCCGGCGCAAGTGGGAAACGAGTCACTTCTCTGCCCGGTCGGGCCGCGTGGCCCTGAGATACTCCAGCACTTCCAGAAGTTCCCGCCGCCGGTGTCTCAGCCGCGCCCACGTGAAATGATCGTCATCCGCCGCCATCCCCATTGACGCCCGCCACGTGCTCCACCTGATCAGCCAGTCGCATAACTCGGCAGTCCAGGCCAGCCCGTAGCGGGCGACGGCGCGGCTCTGGGCGGAAGCGGTCATGGCGCTTTGATTAGCTCGGTTTCGGCGGCCCGCTCCCTGCTCGCGGGCCGCCGCTTCGTGTGCCGCGGTTCCCCGGTTAGAATGCCTCTTCCAGTGGCGGTTCGGCGTGTTCAAAAGCCGCATCGTCATCACTCGTTGGCCTCTTGGTGACAGGTGCATTTTTCCATGCGCCCAGCCATTCCTGGGCCTCGTTCAGAAGATGCGACATCTCTGCCGCAGTTTGTTTGCCAACATAGAATATAGCCAGTTTTGCCACATCCGTTTTTTCTGGCAGTTCAACACAGATGGGCGTGATGGGCGACTGCGATTTCTCCGGGCCGACCATCTTCACATTTGGATTTTCTCCGAACGTGCCAAGTTTGCGATAAAAGCAATTTGCCGGAACTTTCGGCGCGGCCTTGCGTCGTTCGCCGTCAATATGCTTTTCAAACTCTTTCAGGGTAGTAAGCAGGTTGCCAGCCTGATAACCCTTCGCCGATAACACCGTTGGGGCAAAGTAGAACACGCCTTTGGCCTCTTTGTTGTACTGACCCAACACGGTCAAAACTTGAACGTGCCGCCGATACCCTTCCACGTAGTCGGCGCTGGCCTGTTTGCCGTCCTTCGCTACCCAGCGATTACGGAATGCAATCGGAGCGACGATGAGAATTCGGGCAATGTAAGCCTCGTAGGTTTTGTTATCTTTGGTAGAGATTTCAGCCGGGGAAAAGATGGGCGGAAGTGGCTTTTCAAGGCGTTCGCACGCCTCAATGATTTGCTCGGCCTTACTTCCCCACCCGCCGAAATACTGCGGGCCGCCGACTTGCCTCAGCGCCGGATTACCATTGATGGCCCAAAAGTACAGAGCCGGGAATGGCAATTCGATTCCCTCGCCGCTCTTCATGCTGTCTTGAAGCGCGGCTGTGCTTGTTTCGTCAATATCAAATTGGTTTGTCATGGTAGTTTATCCTTTGTAGTGAAATTGTTTCGCGGTCTACACGCGCCGCGTTCGCGCTCTGGCTGGCCGGGCCGATTACCGAGCCTGTTGCTCCTTCAGCTTTTAGTGGCGCGTCCGAGATTCGAACTCGGAGGGCGTGGGGCAGGCCGACCCTGCTCAGCCTTTCG